GAAACCTACAAATGAAGGTAACTACCCAATTCGAATTATCACACCTTTGAAACAGTTCGGAGAAAAACTTTTCTATCAGAAACAGAAGTTACATTATGTCAACAATCGAGCTTATTACTGTCTTAATCAAACACTGAAAGATAAGAATGGAAATATTCACGAAGCTGAGCCTTGTCCATTCTGTGCTAAATCAAAACAGATTTACAGCACTTCACAGAAAGGAACAGAAGACTGGGCAGTAGCTGGCTCTTTGAGGGCAAAAGATAGATATGTATCTCGTGTAATTGTAAGAGGCAAGAAAACAGCTGATGGTACAGATGATGAGGCTAAGCCAGAATTCTGGGAATTCGGAACTAAACTTCACGAATACTTTTTCAACCAGATAAAGATGGGCGAGGCAGGCAATTTTCTTTCCCTTAAAGAAGGTAGAGATTTCAATCTTTTGAAGAAAGGAACTGGTAGAAATACCGATTATTCAGGTTCTTCGCTTTCAATCAAGCAGACACCAATTTTCTCTGATGTAGAGAAACTGAAGAAAGTAATGGCAGAACTTCCAAAAATGGATTATTCTCAGCTTGTTGAATTTGTCTCACCAGATGAGATGAAGAAAGCACTTGATGAGATGTTTAATGGAACAACGGAGGAAGCAGCTTCTACAATTCCAGCATCTGTAGAGAAAGATCCACTCGATCCATTTGGAGGTAATTCAGATGTTTCAGTAGCTCCTTCAACAGAGGCTAAAGAAGAAGCTGATGATACAAACATAGACGATTTATTAAATATGATCTAATTTATATAGGGAGCTTAAAGCTCCCTTTTTTATTGATATGAAAGGAATTAAATTTAATACTGAAAGTTTTATAGAAGAAGCAAAAAAGATATTTCCTGAATATGATTATTCAGAGGTTAACTATATAAATAGTAAGACAAAGGTAAAAATTAAATGTAATAAACACGGCTGGTTTGAGAAGAAACCAGCCGATTTACTTATTGGTAAAGGTTGTTGTACTTGTGGTAGGTTAATATCAGGATTAAAAAGAAGAAGTTCAAATATAGAATTAAGATACTCAAAAAATCACGAAGAAGAATATTATGAGCCAATATTCACAGACGGAACATTACAAGAAAATATATTGGTATTTTGTAATATATGCGGGCAGCAATTTAATATATTAAAAAATAATTTTTTGTGCGGTAGAGGTTGCCCAAATTGTAGAAATTTAATTTTAAGAAATCAAAGAATATTTAGTAAAGAGCAGTTTGTTGAGAAAAGTGAAAAAATACATGGAAAAATATTTGATTATTCAAAAGTAGATTACAAAGGAAAAGATGTAGAAGTTTTAATAGGTTGTCCTATTTGTAAGAAATATTTTAAACAAAAACCAGAAGTTCATTGGAAAGGGCATGGTTGCACTTTCTGTAATATGTCAGCAGGAGAAAGTAAAATATTTAATTGGTTGAAAGATAAAGGTATTGAAAATATCTATCAACATAAATATGATGATTTAAGAGATACAAATCAATTAAGTTATGATTTTTTTGTTGAAAAGTATAATTTACTGATAGAATTTAATGGAAGACAACATTATATGTATTTAGAAGGATATCACGAAGACTTACATAGTTTCCATAGACAAAAACATCACGATTGGTTGAAAAGAAAATATACAAGAGATAACAAAATTAATTTTTTAATTATTCCATTTTGGGAATATGAAAACATAAATGAAATTTTAAATAAATGCTTTTCTGGTTTTGAAAATTTTAATAAAAAATAATATAATTGGTAATAAAAAGGAGAATTTTATGACCGATGAGGAAAAATTAAAAGAACAGAAAGAATTAATGAAATGTATAGAAGAAGGAAAATTAGATGAATGGCTAAATAAGAAAAATTATAAATCTAAATTTGATAACTTAACAGAAAAAGAATTTAATAAAATTGTAAATACTTTAATAGATATAGTAGATAAGATAGAGGTACCAATCGAAGGTAATAAAAACATAAATAAAATTGATATAAGTGAAACAAGTTTTGATTACGCATAAAGGTAATAGTATGATAATTGAAGAAGAGCAGAAAAAATTGATGAAATGGGTAGAAAGTGGTCAAATAAAAAAAGACTTAAATATTTCAGATGAAGAATGCTCTAAATCTTTAGAAGAAAAATTAAAAGAAGCAAAAACAAAAGAGGAAAAAGATGATATTTTATTTTTAATGGAATTGGATAAAAATTTGGATGAAATTATAGAATATATATCAACTTTAAAAAAGAAAGATATAGAAGAAGATATAAGTGAAACAAGTTTTGATTACGCATAAAGGTAATAATATGATATTTGAAGAAGAAGATATAAATGAAATATTAAAAATAGATAAGATATCAACATTAGCTATTAGAATTAATACTGCTATTAAAAAAATAGATGAAGATTTAAATCACTTAAATAATACAAAAAGTCCATTAACTTGGAACGATACAGGGATAAATACATATAAAACTTTAATAAAAGAATTATGGTCTTTAAAAGAAACAGTTTTGGAAGTTTTATATAGATTAAGAGACAAAACTTTAAAAGTTGAAAAACCAGAAAAAATAAAATTATCTTGTGGAAAAATTCTCAGTATTTGGAGTGGTGATAAAGGAGATATTTATCATAAATTATTAGAAATAAATAAAGCAGTTGATAATTACAATATAAGATTTCCAAATAATAAATTACAACATATAGATGAGTATATAGGAATTCCAATTAAAGCGTCTGTTAAAACATTTAAATACTTTAATTATTAAGGAGCAATTATGATAGAAAATTATTATGTTTCAATAATGAATGATGATATTGGTAATATAGCTGATTTATTTGATATTACAATTCCAGAAGAAAAACAAATTATAGAAGAAAGAAAGAGAGATAAAAGTTATGTAGTCTTGTCATTAGAAAACTCAATTGAATATATGAAAAAACATAAAAATAAAAAATATTGTTTATTTGGAGTACCACAAGAAATAAAAAAATATTTAGAAAAAAATTAAGCCACTCATATGAGTGGCTTTTTTTATTGACTTTTATTTTTTAATTCATTACTATTATTTCTATGGAAATTATTAATTTTATTTTTAGCGGTTTTTGGCATTTTGTTGGAAGTATGATTTTATTGCTTATTATTTCAGCAGTAATAGAAACAGTAGTAAAAGCAGTGTGTGATATGATACCTAAATTAATTCACGGTCAGCACGATAATTTTTATATTGGTGCTGGTGATTTGACTGGTCAAGTTCTTGATAAAATAAAGAAAGCAAAAAAAGAGGTAAAGAAAAATGAAAGTTCTAATTGAGTTTGAAGAAGGAGAAGAAATAGACGTTCCTCAGATAGAAAAGCAATTGAATTGGATAAAAGGTTCTTATACGGAACCTTTCAGGTCAGATAAATTTAAATTTAATATTAGTGGTTGTTTTGTAAAAGACTTAAAAATTGTAAAGAATAAAATAATTTGTGAATTATCCTATGATTTCATAGAACCAACATTTATTATGAAATAAAAGAACCAGAGAGGCCAAAAATGAAAGAAGTAAAAGAAGATTATAATCCTTTTAAATTGATAAAAGATTTATTGACAAAAATTAAATAAAGTTTTAAAATTAGCAAAGGAGTTAATAAAATGGTTTTATTTGAAGATAATGAAAATATTATTTATAGTAATAGCTTTGATGGTTATACAACTACTTTTTTAAAGTTTAAAAAAGCTTATAAAGGTACAATAGTAAGAGCATATATCTATCAAGATATTGAAGAGTATAAACATCCAAAATTAAGCTGGCAAAATCTTTCATATATTTGTGGTGGATATGATGAAGAAAATATTTTGCCAAAATTAGTAGTGGAAGGTAAAAAATTAGTTTCTAATGTTGTTTTAAAAAATGAAGATTTATATTTTGATTTTAAAAATGATAATGTAGAACTTGTAAAAAATAAAAGAAAACAAGATTATATTGATTATTATTTTATAACAAAAGGAAAATTAAGAGATTATTTTAATTTTGAAGAAATAATAGAACATTATAATAAACTTACAAATATTTTTAATAATGATGATGAGTTTTTTGAAGATGCCGTAGAAGAAAATTTAAGAGAATTAAATCACGCATTTAATTATGATATTAAAGATTTAATTCTTGGAAAATTTAAAGGATATGATTGGTGTAGTCCAGATGATTGTTATGATTGGCAGTTTGTTCTTACAGGACTTCTGTTGGGTTATCCATTAGAATCAACTGCTTCTATTATTAACGGTAATTAAAATAATTGACAAAAATTAAATAAAGTTTTAAAATTAGTAAAGGAGTTAATAAAATGGCAAAATCAATAGACGATTTGATTAATGATGAGTTCCTTGGTTTGGAAGATCTTTCCAAGGAAGATGATAATGTAGAATATTGGTGTGATAGTGGGAACTATGCACTTAATTACGTGTGCTCTAAGCACTTTTCAGGTGCATTCCCACAAGGAAAAATTTCTGTTCTTGCTGGCAAGAGCGGCGTTGGAAAGTCCATGATTCCCTGTATTGTTGCTAAAGATACTAATATTGACAGGGTAATTATTCTCGATTCAGAAGGTGGTGGCAACGGCAGATCGCTCCTTGAATTTCTTAATGTTCCTCTCAACAAAGTTAGCTATAAACTTATTTCTACTCTTGATAGTTTTAAAGTAACGATTGACGACAAGGGAAAACAGAAGATTGAGGAAATTAAAGATTCAGAAATTCCTCAGAAACTTAAAACTGATTCTTACGAGATTCATATTGGATTGATTGCTTTCTTGAAGAAGTTGCTTTATGCTCTTGAATATTCTGGAAGCAAGGAAAGAGTTTTAATTATTGTGGATTCATTGAGCAATTTAAAATCAGTAAGGAAATTAAATGGTGGTGAAGATATGGGCCGTACTAACAAACTACTCAACGATTTGTTTGCTCTTGATAATGTAATCAAGAAAACAAATGCTACTATGATTTGTTCAGCAAAAGTTTATACTGACTTAAACAATCAATATAATACAGAGGGAATAGTTTCTGGTGGAGAAAGTGTTGTATATAATCCTAGCCTGATGTTGATGTTATCAAGTCTTCAAGATAATCCAGAAATGTCAGATACTGATTTGCGAGCAGAGAAAGAGCGAAGAAAGACTTCTCTTGGTAATTCTATTAAAACAATACGAGCAAGAGTTAAAAAGAGTAGGTTTGGAACGGAAGGCCGCAATGCCTGGGTCACTCTTGACTGCACATATGGTATGACAAGAAATAGTGGCTTATTCCAACTTCTTTATGATTTCGGAGTTTGTAAAAAGAATGGAACGAGATACTCAATTCCAGGAATTTTTGTAAACAAGGACGGAGAGGATATATCATTCTTCAAAAAAGATTTTCCAGAATTGTTCAAGAAAAATGAAAAAGAATATATAGAGAAATTCCAAGAAGCTATGGACAAAGCAGAGGAAAAAATCAAACAAGAGAGATTGTCTCTTAATGTAAATGATGTCAGTGAAGTAGCTGATAAAGACGACGATGAAGAAGAAGTATCAACATCAGATATGCTTACTGCAATGGAAGTAGAGGCTGGAATAGAGTAAAAAACAAAGGAGGTTAATAGCCTCCTTTTGGAGTTGGTATATGCCCAGAAGATTAACAACGGAAGAGTTTATAGAAAAAGCAATAAAAAAGCATAAAACTTGTAAAGACAAAGATGAATATGATTATAGTTTAGTTAATTATGTTAATGGTTATACAGAAGTAAAAATTATTCATAAAACTTGTGGAAAAATATTTGAGCAAAAACCAAGCAATCATTTGGATGGATGTGGGTGCCAATATTGTTATGGAACACCAAAGAAAACAACCGAGCAATTTATAGAAGATGCTAAAAAAGTTCATGGAAATAAGTTTGATTATTCTTTGGTTGATTATGTTGATTGTAAAACAAAAGTAAAAATTATTTGTAATGAATGTAAAAGAGTATTTGAACAAACTCCAAATTCTCATTTAAAAGGTGATGGATGTAGTTGGTGTGCTCCTAATAAAAAACTAACAAGAGAAGAGTTTATAGAAAAATCGAAACAAGCTCATGGTGATAGATATGATTATAAATTTGTTAATTATATAAATAGTAATACAAATGTTAAAATAAGGTGCAAAGAACATGGAATATTTGAACAAACTCCAAGTAATCATATGGGTGGGCACGGATGCAAATACTGTAGGATGGATTTATTGAGAGAAAAATTTGCTTTGACAACTGAAGAATTTATAAAAAGAGCTAAACAAATTCACGGTGATAGATATGATTATAGTTTAGTTAATTATGTTAATAGTAAAACGAAAGTAAAAATTATTTGTCCAGAACACGGAGTTTTCGAACAGATGCCAGACAATCACTATAATGGAGCAAAATGTCCTTGTTGTCAATATTTCAAAGGTGAACAAAGAATAGCTGATTATCTCAGTAGTAAAAATATTGAAAACATTTATGAGCATAAATATCCAGATTTAAAAGATAAAGATTTGCTTTCTTATGATTTTTATATTGAAAAATATAATTTGTTGATTGAGTTCAATGGAAGACAACATTATGAATTTGTTTCTTATTTTCATAAAGATTTGCACGATTTTCATAGACAACTTCATCACGATTGGTTAAAAAGAAAATACGCAAGAGAACATAATATAGAATTGTTGGTTATTCCATATTGGGATTTTGACAACATAGAAAAAATTCTCGAACAGATAATACTTGAAAAAGAAATCAAAGAAGTAGCTTAGGAGTTGGTATGACAACAAAAGAATTATTTGACTTAAATTTAAAAGAAATTAAAATAGATAAAAAAGCAAATAATACATTAGAAGAACAAATTGAAAGCGATATTCTTTTGGAAAAAATAACACAAGAACAGAAGAAGAGAAGTGTTATTGTTAAAAAACTCATTGATGAATTTAAAGAAGTCGGAGATGAAGAAGACTTAAAAGAATTTGTTAAAAGTATAACAGGTATGACAAATTGGTGGATAGTAAGAACTGATGATGGCTTCAAAGTGATGCCTCCAATATATGGAAAGGAAATTCCAATAATAAAAATTCCTACATATTCAAAAAAAGTTGATAGTTTTGATTTTGAATTTAATGAAAAAACAGATAAAGAATTAAAAGATTTGAGGTGGTAAAATGGTAGTAGCAAACATATTTTGGCAAATAGACAAACAAATACCTACTTGTCAATATTTTAAAGAAACAATAGAAATAAATGAATTTAATAGAAAAGATATTGAAAAAATATTAGTAGATAAAGAAAAGAATATAAGAAATAAATATGGTAGAGATATTTATCAATTTAAAATAGAAAGATATTATTAGGAGGAAATAAATGGTAGAAGAAAAAGACATTCCAGCAGAGGGTAAGGTTAGTCCTTACAGAGTAACAGAAGATTTGGTTAATTCAAAAATTAAAAGCAAGACTTACACAATACTTCCGTCTGGTAAAGCAATGGTTTGTGAAATTACTCTTGAGAATGGTTTTACAGTTAGAGGTGAGGCAGCTGTTGTAGATCCAAAGAATTTTGTAAAAGAGATTGGGGAAAAGATTTCTTACGAAAATGCCTATAACAAAATTTGGGAATTGGAAGGATATCTAATGCAGCAGAAGAAATTTGAGGAAGGAAAATAAAATTAAAAAGACCAGCATTATTAGCTGGTCTTTTTAATTAGAAACCTTCTATTTTTTTAATTTTTAGCAAACCATCTATTATTTCTTCTGTAAAAGTTCTACAAATATCTTTAAAGTATTGTTCTGCTTTTTTATTTTTTAAAAGATCGTGGTTTATTTTACTTGCAGATTTAAATACAACCATTTCTGCTTCTTTTACCTTTAAGTCAACATAATTTTTATCAGTGCTTACATGGTTAAATAATAACCAACCGAGAACTGTATCGAGCATTTTTTCAACTACATAATCTATTTTAAAATACTCAAGTTGAATTCCTTGTTTGTTCATATCTATCAATATTCTTTCTGTAATAGAATTACAATATTTTATAACATAATCTTTTTGTTTTACAAGTAAGGCACGTGTATCTTCTTCTGTATGACCAACTTTAAGACCACGACCTTTAAAAGAGACAATTCCTAATTTTGCACATATTAATAATATAATTGTTATAAATACAATTGTTACTAAAATTATATTTGCATTATTTCCATTTAAAATAGTAGCTATTTGTTCCATTGTGCTATTAACTTAATATAGAATAAAAAACATTAAAAATTTTATATTTTTATGATACTTTTGACAAAATAAAAAGTATTTAATATAATTTAAATTCCTTTGCTAAAAAGTTAATTTAGCGTATTCCATTAAAAAAGTTATGAATGAAGATATGAAAAGAAGTTTACTATTGGCTATAGCTTTAGCCGTATGTTTGTCAGTGGCTTCTATCAACGCTTTAATTTTTAAATCACAAATGGCTAATAGTGTAGTTGTTACCAAAAATGAAGATGTATTGGTAGAAGATAGTTTTGTTTTTGAAGAAAAAAATATTAATAACGAGCTTCAAAAAAGTATAGATTTATGTAAAAAAGAATACTCACAAGAGATTGCTGAATCGATACATAAAGTTTCAAAAAAATACAATATTCCAATTTATGTTTTATATGCTATAATAGCCACCGAAAGTGGAGAGTTCAATAATAAAAATATAAATCTAAATACAATTGGTAATTTAAATAAAGAAGCTTGTTCTGGTTATAATTGTATTGGATTAATGCAAGTTTCAAAATATGCATTAAAAGATTATAATAAATATAATGGAACAAGTTATAGTCTTATGGATTTATATTCTATAAATATTAATATAGAGGTAGGGACTTGGTTTTATTCACAATTTAAAGCTGTGTCAAGTAATTATATAGAACAGTATATTATATATAATGTTGGATACGGTGAATTTAATAAAAAGAATAAAAATAGTTTTTATGGCTATGATAATAGGTGGAGAACTGATTATAAAAATAGTTTCTTTTATTTAAATGGAGTATTTCCGCCAGCAGATAGCAATCATGGACTATATGGTAAAAATAAGCTTCCAAAATATGCCGCAAAGGAAAGGTTTGAACTTTGTTTAAAGATTTGTGAAGAGTATTTCTCTTCTTGACAAAAAAATAATTATCTCTTAAAATAAAGAGAAAGGAGTTAATAAAATGAAAATAAAAGACATTAAAGCAACTGGTGTTTATGTTGTATTGAAGGCTGTTCCAGCTGAGGAAACAAAAGAAGTTGTAACAGAAGGCGGTATTGTTCTTAGTGGAGATGCTTCAGGTGTTAACGAAACATCTGAAAAAATCAATGATCCAAAAGGTGGAAAGCTTCGAATTCAGCAGCCAAAAGTTTATTCAATTGGTTCCAAAGTAAAGAAAGAAGAGTATGGTTTTGATATTGGAGATACTGTTGTCTACAACAATTATGACTGTCAAGTAATTCAACCAGACCCAAATGAGGAAATCTACTATATTCTTTGTAAAGCAGATTCAATAAAAGCAGTAATTAAAGAAGAGTAGTAATTTAAAAGGAGGCATTATACCTCCTTAATTTTTTAAAAAGTTAATTATGATATGAAACGAGATTTTGAAATTAATATAGAATATAACAAAACACAGATAAAAAACAAAAATGTGTATTTGGTTTTTAATTTAAATATATATGGATTGAAAAAAAAACCATCAAAAGAAGATATAGAAAAAATTTTAAATTCTAAGATTTTAAAGAATGACAGACAATTTATAACATTAAATAAGTTTGATTTTAAACAGGCAATTTATTATTTTGATATAGACAAATGGCTTGAAAGATCAATTTCTAACGAACTTATAAATACACCTGATAAATTTGAAAAGAAATTGAAAATTGGAAAGTTGCCTTCAACAATTCTTAATTATGTAAATCAGTCTTTAATAATAGAATTAGTAAAATCATCTTTTAGAAATTATCTTGAAAAAAAATCAAATTTGAAGAATAATATTTTAAAAATGATAAGAGGTATAGAACCTTCAATTTCTTATTTTAAATTTGACTATAATAGTTATCATGGATTTATAATTATAGGTGTAAAAAATGAATTTAGATATAATGGTTTACCAAATATTGTAAAAGAAGAGAGAAAAAAGATAGATTTTGATAATACAGTTAGAACATTATTGAAACTATATAGAAAATGAGCCAGATAAGTGCTAAGTCTTTAGCTTAGCACGTGAATGGCTCTAAAATTAAATACTAGCAAGTAGCTAACTAATTAAAATAAGAACCTTTTTCAAAAAAGTTTCTACTAATTAAATATAGAAAACGAAAGCTACAAGTACTACAAATACTCATAGCTTTCTAAACAAAGTCGATATACGGAGTATCAATGATGTCTAACACAATTAGCTATAGAAGTACAGATCTAGCACTTAAACTTAAATTAAATCCATCTCAAGAACAAAAGTCATACTTAGACAAAACTTTCGGTTGTGTTAGATTCATCTACAATTATCTTCTAAACTCAAGAAATCAATTCTACGAAAATACTATCGTTCCTTTAAGAAAGCAATTTGATTATTACAAGAAAGTTGAGAAATTAGAAGAGCTACAGAGAAATCCAAAAGAAAATAAGCAAGAAATCAAAAACTTAAAAGCTGAATTAGAAGCTATCAAGAAAATCACAAATTCAGAATACAAAAAATATCACGAACCTAAAGTTTCGGAATTGACTCAACAATTTCCATTTTTGAAAGAAGCGAATGGACAAGGTAAGGCAAATACTGTAATGAACTTAAGGTCAGCTTATTCCAACTTCTTCTCTGGAAAATCTGAAAAACCGAAATTCCATTCCAAGAAAGCTAAAAATTCTTTCAAAGATTCACAGATGAAACAGGATTTCCTAGATTGGAATTCTAAAACTGTAGACTTGCCAAAAATCGGAAAAGTCAAATTTTCTCATAGAAATTTGCCAAAATGGTACAAAGACAGAACAAAAGTTTGTAGCTACACCTGTAGTAGAACACCTAACGGAAAATACTACATCACAATTCTTTTTGAAGTCAATTTAGACTTTAAGCAGAAAGTCAAAGTTAAAGACTTAAACGAAAACCAAGTTATAAGTTTAGACTTTGACTGCGATGATATGTACATAGACTCAAATGGAAAGTCCGCATTAAAGGACTTTGGATTCAAGAAACAAAAGCAAGAACACTTAAAGCAACTTTCTCATTTACAAAGGCAACTTGCAAGAAAAGTCAGAGGTTCTAAGAACAAAGAAAAAATTAGAATCAAGATTGCTTCTTTGGAGGAGCATATTGCTAATGTAAGGATGGATTGGATAGAAAAGGAAACTTTGAGACTGACAAAGGAAAACCAACTTATCGGTCTTGAAGATTTGTCTATCCAAGGGATGATGAAAGGCTCAAGAAACGCAAAGAATTACCAAGACATTTCCTGGTCAACTTTCGTTTCTAAATTAAAATGGAAAGGCAAAAGATACGGATGCCACGTTGTCAAGATTGACAAATTCTTTGCATCTTCACAAACTTGTTTTTGTTGTGGTTTTAAGAATCCAGAAGTTAAGAAATTCCATTTGGAGAATTGGAAATGTCCAAGTTGCGGACAAGTCCACCAAAGAGACTTCAATGCTGCGAAGAATATCCGCAGCGAAGCTATAAGAGTACTCAGGGAAGCTGAGGAAAACTAGGAAAAATCCGAAAGGATGTCAAAAGACACTGGTAGCGTGTTGTCAACTTCATTGTTGGCTAATCTGGCACTCGCAGATGCGAGTTAAGGGTAAAGCACGAAACAATCTCCTAACACACTAAAATGTTAGAGAATATGCTTGGTCTTTAGCCAAGCATAGCTTCAAAATAGAAGAAAATAGCCTTTAAAAAGTTAATTTTAAAGGGTTAAAAATGAAGGAAGGCAAAACTGCTGTAGATAGAAATATAAGACAATGTTTGTCATATGTTATAAAAAAGAATGGTCCACTAAGATGGTCTGATATAGTTGGATTTACAAAAGAAGAATTTTTAAATCATATAAAAAGTGAATTTAAAGATGGTATGTCTTTTGATAATTATGGTGAATGGGTTATATCATTTCATATTCCAAAAAGATGCTATAGATTTTCGTCAATAAGAGATGAAAATTTTAAGAGATTTTGGAGTTTAAAAAATATAACGCCGAAGTGGCTTAACGAAGCACAAAAACAAAGAAAAAAAATAAGTAAAAAAGAAGTTGACAAATATTCTCTTTGGGATATCCTCCCAATAGGAAATATTGCTCATTTGATGGAGGAGTAAATTGAAATTAGCAGAAGCATATTCAATTGCTAAAAAAAAATACAGAAATAATAGAAGAAGGAACAAGATTAAAAGCTGCTATATGGCTTATTTGTCGCAGTGAGAGGATAATTGATTATGTTTAGAATGTACGGTGATTATAAATTTAAATTAGAAAAAGATTATTATGAAAATGAAAAAAATGGTAATTATTTTATAGTTACAAAAACAAAAGATAGCCAGTCATATCAAGTTGTTATTTACAATAAAAATGGAATGGCGCTTTTGGAAAAAAATTTTACTGTAAAAAACAACGAGTTTGAAAACGAACTTGATAATATAATTAATAAATTTGAGGGTAGTATATGAAATTAAATGATATATTAGATGAAGAAGGTGGAACATTAAAATTAAGTTCAGGACAGTTGTTATTTAATGCAACAAAGCAAAGAAATAGAGATTTGAAATATCTTACGAAAGAAATTTCAAAATTAAATTCTGAAATTGAAAATATAGAAAGTACTAATCCTAAAAGAGCAGAACTGTTAAAAAAACGACTTGAAAAATTAAGTAAGGATAGAATAAAAATAGCAGCTGGAAAGAAAAGTGAATATATAACTGGTGGGAATTTTATTAATAAAAAAGAAAAGAAAGTAGACAATATTAATTTTGATGATGGAGATCCAAATGATTTAAAAAATTGGTCTAGTAGGATGAAAATTGAAAAAGAAATTTCTGATAAATTAAATAAACAAAATTCAAAAACAAAATATAAACCGAGATAGAGATTGAAAGAGCGGAATTCCGCTCTTTTTTATTGACTTTTATTTAACAATTTTATAAAATAAATTCAAGAGGAAAAATATGAAAAGAGAATACTGGCGATTTGATAATACTTATACAATTAAGACAACAAAAGATGATGGTGAGGTAACTTTTTTAGAAGATGTAAAAGCAGATATGATTCCAAAAGAAGTTATAGACAGTGATAAGCAATATTATTTAATTATGGAAGAAAAAGCAGAAGAAAAAGCAGAAGAAAAAGCAGAAGAAAAAGCAGAAGAAAAAGCAGAAGAAAAAGCAGAAGAAAAAGCAGAAGAAAAAGCAGAAGAAAAAGCAGAAGAAAAAGCAGAAGAAAAAGAAGAAGAACAAGCAGAAGAAAAAGCAGAAGAAAAAGCAGAAGAAAAAGCAGAAGAAAAAGCAGAAGAAAAAACTTTTACAATTTCAAATGAAGAGTTCGAAAAAGCAAATATTTCAGTAGAACTGAAAAA